ACTGGTGGAAATCTTACAACATCAGGTAACTTAGTATTTTCACCAACTCAAGTTCAATCTAGTGCATATGCAGGTGGTAACGGTCACGCTATGATGATTGATACTAATCGTACTGACACCTATGTTGCTAATGGTTCCGCAGACAAGCCATTCAAGACTTTTGCGGCTGCGATTGCGGCAGTGGCTGCAGAGAACCCAAGTGGTACAGTACCTTATACATTCATATTGATGGGTTGTAACATCAACGAAACAGTTGACTTTACTCCATATAACTTTAACTTTATCACAATTTCTACAACTTGTAGGTCGGTGTTCAACGATCCAGTAATATTTGGTAATAGTGCATTGAAGCAGTTGACTATTCGCAATGTGGAGTTTGGTGATACTGTGGCCATTACAGGTGACGGAACTACTGACCAGTTCAACAACACCAGCTTATATAATGTATCATTTACAGGCGCATTGACTGTTACTGCGGTTAACGCTGTTGCATTCTATGAGGCAGCATTCTTCAGCACAGTCACATTTAACAACGTAAGTTATTGCTATGTAAACGGTGGACAGTTTAACGATGACTGGACCATTAGAGTAGATGATACTGGATCATATCCAGTCCCATCAGGCGGTATTTCTCCAGGCGTGATACTGGCACTTGATTTTATTGCCAACGATATCAATTTCGTCAAGGGTGGCACAGGTGTTGGTGTATTTCAACCGCACTCATCAAGAATGGGGCGTACTGGGCAGACATACACACTACCAGCTAGTTGGATACTAACTGCGTACAGTTCGGCATTCTTGGGCAATTGGGTCAACGATGGAACTTGGACTATGCGTAACAGTGTTAACGTTGTAGCCATAGCAAATACTGCACCAACATATTCTGGTATTATCGGTGGCACAACCATTACAGCCACAGGCAACATCACTGGTGGTAATTTAGTAACAGGCGGTGTTCTTTCTGTAACAGGTAATGCTAACGTTGGTAACTTAGGTACAACTACATTAATTGCTACAACAAGTAATATTACTACTATCAATAGTGGTTTGTTGCAAAACGGTAATAGTAACATCACTATTACTGCTAACGGCAATATCTCTTTATCAGCAACAGGTACACCAGATGAAGTTGTAATTACTTCAACTGGAGTAAACGTAGCAGGTACATTGAGTGTTAGTGGGAATGCTAACGTTGGTAACTTGGGTACTACAGGTAACATCACAGGTAACACAAACGGTTTTGCTATAGGTTACTTGAACATTCCACAAGTTGCGGCAAGTAATGCTACACTAGCACTATCTGATGCTGGAAAACATTACTACTCAACATCAACAGGTAACTTTACATTAACAGTTCCTAACAATACATCTGCATCATTCGCAACAGGTACTGCAATCAGTATTGTTGTTCAGTCTACGGGTAATGTATTAGTCAACGCGGCAAGTGGCGTAACATTGTATTTGGCAGGTAACAGTACAGCGGCAAATCGTGTTGTAAGTAACTACGGTATGGCAACACTAATGAAAGTCGCAACTGATACTTGGATGATTAATGGTACAGGAGTAGCATAATGAGTGGCATTATGCAATCAACAATTGGTAACTTTAGAAGTTCCGGTCCTGTGACTCCAATTTTGGTCTATGACTTAGATGCGGCAAACTTTACTAGCGTACCAGTTACCAACAGTGGTAGTTTGTCATTGAATGGTACTAGTCAGTATGTGACCTTTGGTTCAAATCTTGTAGTTGGGTCAGGAGCATATACCGCAGAAGCCTGGTGTTATTTTACGTCTAGCCCTAGTAGTGGGGCAACTATCTTGGGAGCATCTGCTTCTGGCACCAATGGCTTCAGTATGGTAGTTTTTGACAACAGGGTGCAAATTGACTTAAGCGGTGTCAGCAGTAATCAATATACTGCTACTATCGACATAAACACTTGGTACCATATTGCTGCCACAAGAGATAGTTCAGGTAATGAAACTGTTTTTATTAATGGCACAAGAAGTTCAACCGGAGTGACAACTACTAATCTTAATTTCAGCGGAAACACCTCACAGATTGGTAGATTTACCAGTGGTGGCCAATGGTGGTATGGCGGATTGTTAACACAAATCAGAGTAGAAACTGGTACTAATGTATATGACCCGACTGCTTCTACTATTACAGTCCCAACAGCGGCTCTTCCTGTTGTGTCCGGCACAGTATTCTTGTTGAACGTTACTTCAGGTCCAACTATTTGGGACGTGACTGGCAATAGAACATTGACTAATACTGGAACTACTTATAGCAGTACATTACCAACGGGTGTGGCAGTAGCCACACCAACAGACGCTACTGGAAACTATGCACTCACGATAGCCAATGCCGGCAGTAGATTAGGTTGGAGTGCTACCAATGGTGGAATTTTTACTTTTACTGGGGCCTCAACTTCAACTACAGACACTATGTATGGTGGACCTAACTATGTCACTGGACAGAGTTATACAGTATTCATGGCATATCAAAGAACAAACGTTGCCAATGGTAGACTGTTAAACACACAAAATGAAACACCAAAAGACTGGCTGATGGGTCTTTACAATGGCAATCCTGACACATTCTATCCCAACATTTCCGTTAACTTGCCCGGATCTGGCGCTGATCTAATATGGCACTTTGGCTGGGGCACTTGGAATACAACGACCTCTACGGGACAATTGTATACAGCAACAAGTGGCCAACCAACCGGAGTAGCATTTACTGCAACCAATGCCGGTGGTGGCGGTTTTAATCAGTTGAGATTGTTCAGTCGGGCAAGTGGTAGTGAAGTACAAACCGGTAACATAGGATTTATCAAAGTGTACAACGGTGTATTAGATTTAGCTACTATTCAAGCACAGTATGCAACTTACGCCGCACGATTTGGATACTAATTAATAAACTGTTAATAATCCATAAAAAAAGCCCCTTAAGGGGCTTTTTTATTTCAAGCGTGATAGCATGTAATTAGTGTACATTCTTTCACACATTGCTGGAATTTCTAAAAACGGATCCTGAAGATAAAATGGACAGCCATCTTTCCATTTATTATTATCTTTAAAATATTTTAATTCAAGCAAGTCTTTTTTACTTGATGGATCAAATTCCCTACGAAGATTAAATGATTTTTGGAAAGTTTGCAGATTCATAGTTATACGTCTCGGTCCATTTCACCTGCTTCTTTGACTAATGATAATACTTCATCTAATGTATTGCACAAGATTTTAGCATTCACATAATCACCTTTTTTGTTACGACCACCGGCTTCTACCATAAAGCCATTGTCGTACATATTGATGGTAAATGATTCATTTACCTTTGTCAACTTGTCTCCGAGTTTGCTTACTGCTTTATTTGCCATTTTGTTTCCTTATATAGGTAAAGGCGCAACTGCGCCTTTACTATTACTTAACGCCAACTTCTGCCAAGATTTGTTCAGCGGACACTTCTTGAGTTGAAGCCTTTTTAGCACGTGCCTTAAGATTAGCCATGCTGGGCTTAGCCTTAGTAGACTTAACCTTAACTTCACCTTTGCTTGCCTCTTTGACTCGATCATCCAAAGAATCAGCAATAGTAGCCTGATCACTAGGTGATTGAAATTCAGCATGAGATGCAAGATATTTAAGCGCCTCGACCTTTGTCATTTCGCTAGGCAACTCAACCAAGTCAATACGACTTGCGCCACCTTTAGTGAATTGTTTGATACGACGGATCATATCATCAGTGAAACGAACCTTAGTGTTACCATTGTGAGTAGTAATACCTGCGACTTTGAAAGTTTGATTAGCCATTTTGTTTCCTTTAAAGATATAGCTAGTTAATAAAATATGTCTTGCGACACAATATAATGATAACACAGGTAGTTTCCAATGTCAACCACCAATGTTACCAAAATACTCATGCGAGGTTTGCTGATTCGGACATCAACAACCTACCATACATACTGCGGGCCATTCCAATTGCCGCAAAAGGATTATCTGCTTGAATAGTCACACGACTAAAGCCTGCACCCGGTTCATCTTTATATTTTACCAATACCCAATACGTGTTCATACTTTACCTTTTAGAGTAAATTTACCAAGAAGATTTTTTGCCTTAGAAATATCGGTAACGTCATCAGTTACCTCAACTCTTTTTAAGGCAAGTTCGGCACGGGCCATTTCAAACAATTGGAATGCATATTCTGCATATTCATCATTGATTGTTTGCAACCAAATATCATATTCTTCCTCAGAAAGAGACATAATAAATTGTAAATTGCGTTGGTCTTCTTTATTCATTCAAGCCTCCACTACGTAGTTAGCATTCCACTTACCGATATGCACATCCACATACCAACCTACGTTGAAGTAGTCGGATTGGATATCACTCTTGTCCCAATTACCTTCGTTCATTGCAGCCAGCACCTCGGTCAAGAATGCCTTAGCATCACCATCATAGTGTTCATGGAACCAGTAAGGGTTAACATCACAATAGCCACCGGTCCAGTTGGGCTTGAAGCCACGAGCCACTTGATAGTGATTGGAACCACACACACGGTTGCTGTTACCGATAAAATCAATCTTACCGGACTTGAGAGTCAACACCAAACTTGAATGGTGACGGACACTCAATGAACCCTTGATGCCAAACTTTTTCAGCACAGCCTTGACTTTAGGGGCAATATTTGCTTTGCGTTCTTGGGACATGTAAGCCATTTGAAAACTCCTTTAATCAACTGAACAAACTATAGTATAAGCCCAAACCGATTCATTGTCAAGTTTGGGCGTGTTGTTTTTAAACAACTTCTAACATGTTAGCAGGTACTCTCCAAGTAGAACCAATCAGACTACCTGTTTTTTGTTCATTCACAAGGATAAACTTTCTGTTTATCTTTTTCACTGTACCAGTCACGGTAATACCAGTACGGCTATTTTTAAATTTGACAATTGTACCAATTGTCATTTCACGTTTATTTTGTTTTGCAATATTAGCACGGGCAAACTTAACGGCATCACCAATGCTATTCAGTTCTTCATTGGTAAAGTTACCAAACATAATAGAAGAATTGATTTGTTGAATTTGTGTCAGACGTTCCATTTGAAAACTCCTTTAATCAACTGAACAAACTATAGTATAAGCCCAAAATGATTTGTTGTCAACCGTTTTTAGTCACCGGAATCAATGTCAAATTTAAAAGAACAATGAATACATTTGTACTCAGTTAGGCAGCGGCCAATTGTAGTACTTTTGTACTCATGTTTACAGGGGGTACCATCTGGTCGTAGAGTGACTTGACCTGTACCACGACCATACATTTGTTGGCCTCCGCAATTATTGCATTCATGACCGTCCTCAGATTTTCCAGTTCCGTTGCAGACTGGACACACACCTCTTGTCATACGGACTCCTTAAATTCGTTTGAGAAAAGTGAATACTTTTGCAGTATCTCGGGGAACCCAATTTTTAGCGTCAGGACCACAGATTTTGGGGTCTACTCTTGCTACATTGCAGGATTCAAAATATCCAGGCCTGTCCAGGCCTAGCGTCTTGTCGGGAGGGGGTGTATAGAATGCTTCGGGCAACATACACTGATATCCATATGGACTTTTAGTAAAAATTTTATTAAAAAAACTAGTTTTAGAATTCTTACAATCCTTACAAAGAATTTTTTCCATGTTAGTACTCACTTACTTGATGCTTAGGTTTACGACGGTATGCAAGTTTATTTTGCACGACTTTGGGTTTGAACGGTGTGTTGTTTTGAAACAACACACGATGGGCCCTATGTTTGGGCTGTTCAATGGTAAATGAAAGAATTTGCTTTTTCATAATGAGATTATTATACGCCCAAAATGATTACTTGTCAAGTATTTTTAGGTCTTTTTTTACATGCTCAATCAATCCGTCCCAATCATTACCCTTTTGCCGATATAACTTCATCAAAGAATAAAATGGACTATCATCACGGTTAGTGAACCAACGCCAGTCACATGCATAGTCTGACAACAATGTCCATGTGTGGACTCCTATACTTGCAGACAAATGTACTGTGGCTGTATCTATACTTATCACCAAATCTAAATTTTTCATTAGGCCGGCTACACTGTAAAAATCTCCCAATTCATTTCCATAAACAATCACACCATTGTCTTCTAACAATTTTGTTTGTTCAGGACTAACATCATACTCTAAACTAATCAATTCAATATTGTCACTTTTAAGTTTCAATAATGTTTCTAAGTTTATGTTTTTAAATCTAGTAATAAAATTATTCCTATTACTACTCCAAACAATACCTATTCGTTTTTTATTGGTAGGACCTAATCGTTTATGCCAATAATTTATTATGTCATCACCGACACTATAATTAACTGACGGGATAGTATCAATGGTTGTGTTAAAACATTTAGGTAACTCCATTAGAGGAACATGATAATCGTATATCAGATTTTCTCTAGTTATGTTATTTTCTAAAATTAATTCAATGTCAGGATAATTATATTTAAAAAATCTTTCTAGTGGCTTTCTACACACGAATTTGATTTGTGCTCCGTGTTGTTGCAACACAGTTAAGTATCTACCAAATTGAACACAATCTCCTAAACCTTGTTCTGTATATACAAAAACAATTTTGTCTTTGATGTCCTGTGTTCCATCATACTCTACTCCAGACAAGATTGGTTTGAATGATATATCACTCTCATAAAACCATCGTGCATCATAATATTTCCACCCATTAAGTAAATCACCATTCATTAAATGAGCCACACTAAGATTTAGTCTAGCAGTCATATCACTTGGATTCAATTGTGTTGCCAATTGAAAAAAAGGTATTGCAATGTTTGGTTTACCAAACTCTCTTAGTGAGTTTCCATAATTGCTATAAGCGGCGCTGTTTTCATTCTCTAATAAAAATGCATTAGCAAATGCAGTCATTGCTTCTTTATAAGAGCCTTTAGTTCGTAGTATACTTCCATAGGCTAGCCAACTTTCAGCATACCCGTTATTCATTGCTAATTGCAAATAGGGTATAGCTTCATCAAATCTATCAAGTTTAAGTAGTGATAGACCCTTGTTGTGACAAATTATAAAATTATCAGAATGTACGGCAAGCAATCTATCATAGTGAATAATTGCTTGCTCATAATTTTTATTGATATAACACTGATTGCCTAAATCTAACTCAGTTTGTAGGTCCATTTTCGTTGTCTCTGTTTGTATTTAATACTCCAAAAACAATAAAGACAATAAAATTGATATATGGAATTATCAGTGACACAGTAAACCAAGGATTGATTCCTGCATCACGGCAACGTCTTACTGCGGTAGCGACTACAAGCCAAGTTAGCACAAATCCGGTAGCAAGTAATAGCAAGGCTCCTACCAAAATACCAAATGGACCCGATAAACCCAGCAGGAAAAACAAAAACATTGAAACTATAATGAATAACCAAGATGCAATATATACTCCCCAATATTCACTGCGAGTGGCTCTGCCGGTAAATTCAAGATATTTTTTATATTGTAATAGTTTATCCATTTTGTTGTTGCCAAGGTGTAAAAAAGTTTTTCATTTTTGTTTCTTCATTCCAAGAACTACCGTAACCATTGTCTTTATCACACATTGACAAGGCCTCTTCCTTAGACACCACTCGGTGACTAACAATTTGCTCACCAATATGATGCTGGCTAAATTCTTTTGCCTCTTCTACTGTAACAGTATCTAGTGCCCATTCACTTTTATCTTTGCCATAGTTATCGGTACCGACTGGTACTTCAACCATATAGCGGTGACGGAATGTACTGATAGTTTCAACAAGCACCCATTGAGTTGGTTCTTTCTTTTTCATAGTCCAAGATCCGTCTTTGTTATCAATCCATTCAAGTGTGTCGCCCTCTTTCCAGCCTGCTTCTTGCATAAAGTCATCGGGAAATTCAAGTATAGCATCACCATTCTCTGGATCTTCTTTAACTTCTAGTGTCCAAGATTTGTTCATATTACCATCCTTATCAAACCAATCGTATCAATCGTTGTTAGCAAGATGTAGTTAGCCAACATCCCAAACGATTTCCTAGTGTAAGCAGCCCAAGCATACATAGCACAACCACAGATCCAGATAGGATATAGAATAAGTAGTGGAGGACTCGGGACTGTAACTGCCATTGTAATTGAACAACCAATACTAATAGCCCAAGCAAACAACTCAACGCAAAAGCGTAAAGGATGAGTTCTATAATCATCTTTGATCCATATAAAAATACCTGCTACAATGTCATTCATTTACAATTCCATCACGCTTGTACTTAGCAATCACATTGCGTAAAATTTCTTCTACCATTTGATTCAATGTGATATCACGCTTATGTGCTTCCAATGCAAGTTTTACAATTAAGTCATCATCTAAGTCAAGCGGAACTTGGATTCGTGTATCAAATTCGTCACCATTGAATAGTGCTGTTGCTTTTTCTAGGAAGTCTTCTTCTACTTCTAAGTCAGTCCACTTAACATCATCCCATGCTTGATTGGGGTCAATATTTTTTTGTGTTGCTTCGGCGACCATTGCATCAATATACATAGGGTTCAACCAACGATACTGATGTGCTAGTTCCTTGGTGTTAACTTCTGCACAGTAAATTTCTTGAGTATTAATATTGAACAACACCGAGCAATGTGCATAGTCACTTTCGTAATCTAAGTAACGTGCATCAGGATAACATTCCCAACCATACTCACTACCACCAATGATTTTATGATTCAATGCTTCGTTAATATCTTGTAAATTCATATATTCTCTCCTAAATACATCTGTGCCAATTTATACATCAATGCCGCATGTTCTTTACTTTGCGGAACTTGAACACTACGACCCTCTTTTAAATCGTTAAACTCTTTGAGTAAAGGTTCTATATTGTGATTATATATTTGTTCCATTGTTTTGTAAAGCATTCTGGCATCCTGTTCAGTCATACCTGATGTCCAATTTGGTTCATTTGGTTCTTTACGCAATCCATAATCATGTCTATATGTCATGCACATATCGTGGATTGTTTCTTCTTTGGTTTTCATATCTTTAATGTAGCCCAGAAGGCAGTTTTCTCCAAGTCTTGTTGAAATTCGGGATAGACTTCATGCAATTCGTATTCTTCTACTGAATCATAACCTTTGTTGCGTTTTTTGCGAAACAAATCCTCAGCTTCCCATACAGAAACTTTAATCAATTTTGTTTGGAGTTTAGCTCCACGACGGCCCCAAAATGTAACGCAGTCACGATCATGTAGACGAATGATGCCCCACACTTTGTCGTGGCTACCTTCACGACACCAACCAATGTGTTCGTACTTCATACTTCTTCCTTAATACACTGTATTACATCCTTGAGAATACGCTTGAGTTCGTCAATGTTGATTTCAAGCATACCTACAGTACAAGCACGATGGATTCTATCAGCAGTCTCAACAAGATCGGCATTCTTCCATTCAGCAAGATACTTTTCCTTGCCGGCGATTGTGTTACGCAGATTTTCTGCTACGGTTTGGATGTTCATT